CAGGTGGCAGGTAATTCTAGATAGCTGAGAGGTGTTTCTCAAGGTCTTCTACTAGTTCCCCTAACCTATTGTTGGTCATCCTAATAAGTGCCCTGTATTGTTGTTTGTTGGGATGATTCTTAAATGTTTTATCTACATCATCTAAAGGTAAGCCTGACATCTCTGCTGTAAGTCTTCCACTCCTATCCAACAAAATTCTAAACCCTACTAGCTTAGCTTCTTTGCTTTGACTAACCATTCTTTATCTCCCTGATATCTTTTTCATAAGCATACCTTAAAACATACATCTGCTTTAAGTAAGGCGCATTTTTAATTTCATTAATAGCATCGAACTCTAAGGCTAGTATTCCCCTATTTACATTGAGTAGTTTCTCATCTAACTCTTTAAGTTCTTTTACTTTATTTATCTTTTCTATCATTGCCTTTGTACCCTCCGATAAAGAAACAGATAACAAATATTCCTAGTAACATAATCAGTTCTATCATTTTAAAAACCCCTCTATTAATTTCTTTAATGATACAAGATGTAGCTTAGAAGCAAAGTTATCTCCACCCATTACTGTGCGAGTGTTCATTGATTTTACTATCTCTTTTAGTTTATCTGTATTAAAAACTAAACTACAAACAAGCTCACCATCCTTAACTAAATTCTGTACCCACAGCTCCGCTTCTGTCGAAGCTAATCCTGAAGGCTTACCATAACTCTGTACCTCAATACAGATGTTGCCGGTCTTTGCCCAAGTATCTCTCTCGGTTTTTATCTCACATGTTTTAGCACCTGAAAACATTTCATCTATGTGTTTTTCCCACGTCTGTCCGAATTCTAAATCTACATCAAACTTACGCAACACTTTAATATCTTTGCTCTTATTTAGTGACAAGTTCTTCTCCTTTTAATTCTCTCTGTTCAAATTCTATACGACCATTGTCTGACCAATACTTGCGTCCTCTTATTATTACAATCTGTTTATCATTAATATAGTAGTGTCCTTCTAAACTATCTAATGCCGCTTTAATATAGTTGTCTACGTCTGCATTGTTATCGCAGTGCATCCCCTCTTTTTCTAATTTCTTTTTCTTAGACAAAGACTTGGGTAGCTGGACATAAAAGTCTAGCCTAACAGATAGCAAGCCTTCTAATGGTACAGCCTTGTAGTCAGTCAGTAGTTCTGCAAACTCTTGTCTAAAGGTACTGTACTTTTTAGCAAAGTACGTTCCCCATCTTGTAACTCTTGGTCTGCTTGCTACCACGGGTGCTATGTCAAACACAATAGGGTTATCCATTAGCTCTCCTCTTTCAGAAGCTCTTCTATTTGTTTCTCAATAAAGAACCTTGCCTTTCTCAGGTCATCAATCTGTCCATCACCTTTGTGTTTATGTTCCCAGCGACACAGATATTTAATTGCACTTGCAGTTAAGTATCCCATCCTTTGGTCTATTATAAAATCTATCACCTCTATCTTACCCTGTGTGTAATGATTAGGTGAGTTTATTTTATCTTCTTGTTGCATTTTTTTACTCCAGTATAACTTGGCAGTCTCATCCATTTGGACAAGACCCCAAGTTGGTTTAGTTGGCTTACTTATCTCCACTCATTATATCTTTGTCGAGTAGCTTCCAGATAATACCAGCGGCAATAATGCCTGCTAGTCCTGCATTGCCGAGTGTCCAAACAATGTTAAGTATAGAACTAATTACATCTCCTGTTAGGAAAGATACCTTCGCACCGAAGATAACCTGTAATATAATTGATAAGCTTATTAGCTTAATACCTACATCTATTGCACCATCTGCACCTTTCATTATTTTATCTAACATTTTTTCTCCTTTTTTTAAGTTTAACATCTATCTCCCCCAGTATTTTGTCTACTTGTTTTTGTAGCACAGGTACTGTCACCTTTTCTTTCCAAAGTTTTCTCATTAAATTAACTTTCATGATTTGTCCCAACCCTCACATAAATTTGAATTCAGTGGTTTACATATTAAGTTTTGTTCTAGTATAGTAGATAAATCTTTTGGACTCTCATCAAGTAGAATGATACTTACTCCTAATACTATTATTATTAAGAAGTTCATTCAACATCCCTCTCTTCTTCAACAAGGTCAACCATCTCACATATGTTCCCAGTACAAGCGAGTGTCTTAGTACTTACAGTTTGGTCAGTCAACTCATACTTGCTAATCAAGTCCCAGTCTACAGCCTTTGGCATCTTCTTAGACAGTGTTGTGTACTCTTTCTTAGTACAGTCCTCATAAGGTGCTTGCTGATATGAATGGTCTGAGTGTGGTAGGAAACTAACACCACTGACTTCATCAAAGTGTTTGTATACCCAAGCCCCTACTTCCATCCACTCATGCTCACGCACACTGATGGTAACTGAAGGCTTATGTTCACAGTAGTATCTTTGGTAAGTAAGCCACAGCTCTAACTGTTCGATAGCATTCCTATCATTCCTAAGCACAGCACCCTCTGGTGCTTTCATAGGGAAGGTAAATACTTTAACACTATTAGGTTTCATAACATCAGCCTCGCAAGGTATGCCTTGGTCTTCCATTAGCTGTGCTATTGGGTCTTTAGCATCTGCCCTAACTCTACGCAAGTAGTAGTCGTTGTGTCTAGTGTGTATACCACTAGCACTATCAACTAACTGACTCACTGTACCACTAGGTTTAATAGCTGTGGTTGCAGTTGATTGGCTTATTCCTAACAGTTCTGCCCAATGTTTATTTGTTACTACTGTTTCTTTACGAAGGTCTGAAAGGAAATCAGGAAGGTTGCGCTTACCATAATGTCCTCTATCTTTATTACTACCATTCATAAAGCTGTTGTCCATGATGCCAGTAAGAGACACACCAAGCAGTGCTTCCTCTTCTGTGTTGTGTATCCACTTAGGTCTCAAGCGTTTGAAGTTAGTTAATGATGATTGAAATGTACCCAGTATAGTAGCTAACCTAACCTTACGCATTATATCTTTTTGCGTATCTTCTGCTCTAACAACTACCTCGGTTAGGTTACAGAACTGTCCGTCTCTTAATAGTATTTCACTACAAGGGTTGCAACCAAAGTCATGGTTGATATCACGCCTACCATTCTTAGCTACCTGTTTGATAGCGGCTTCTCTATTAAAGATACCGCGCTCACCAGACTTAGACTCGTATAGTGAATGCCATTCCTTCATAAAGATACCAATGTCAGGCTTCTCTGTGTAGCATACACTGTTGTTACTTAGAGCCATCTCTGGTGTAGTTGACCACCACTGTCCAGACTTAGCACCACGCATACGTTCATCAGTTAGATTAGACAATGACATAAGAGCTGACCTACGCACACCACCTACTACTACTACCTCCGCTATCTTACACATCATGCGGTGACACTCGTAGCTTGTTAGCTTACGACCACCAGCATCTTTAAAGATGTTAGTAGAGAAGTAAAACAAATCTATCAAAGGCTCAGGTCCACTGGCTCTTCCTCCGAAAGTCTTTAGTCTTGCACCCTTGAGTCTGACCTTAGAGAAATCCCACTTAGGCATCTCACCATCATATAAATAAGTAATTAGTTTACGGAATGCAGACTGCCATCCTTCCTTAGAATCTTGTACAACAATAGTATCTTCAACATCTACCATCTCTGCTGGAACTTCGGGTAGCTTGTTAACGAACTGTCGCTCAACACTAAAGCCTACGCCAGTACCGTGCATCAAGATGAATAGACATTCATCAAATGCTTTGGGGTGGTCAACGCTTAGGTAAGCACAGTTGTACCCAGCTATGTGGTTCTTTGCTAGGGCTGGTCCAGCTGTCATCAAGGCTCTCATGCTAGGCATTACTTCTAGATTAAGCACAGCGTTCTCAAGTACCTTTCTAGTCTTAGGGTCTAGTTTTTCTGTGGCTTCCCCCAGCTTAGTATTTTCTATAAGGTGTACTTCCATGAAGTCAAAGTAACGAGCGACAGTTTCTGCCCACGTTTCTCTTCTTTTCTTTTCGGGTAGCCACCTTGCGTATCTGCTCAAGGCTATAAAGTTTTGGTAATCGTTTGGTAAAGTGTTCAATTTTAAATCTCCATTGTTAGTTTGTTTAATCTTCTATTGGTGCTATTTGAATGTCAACCATAGTAACTCCATTATCATCTATGTAGTCACTGTAGGTTAGTCTTCCTTCTCTGTGCATAAGCACTGCTTCTCTTATTCCTTTGTCATAAGACTTCGTACCTTGATACCAAATTAGCAATGCGCCTGCACCTATTAAAACAAAGAATAAGGTGAAGGGTAAGAAGCTATTTGTAATTATCATAACTTGTTCCATCCAAGTCTCCTGTTTTTTTGTTTTCTTTTTTCTTATCCTTCTCAATCCGTAGTTTCCACAATCTATTATGTCTGATTGAATGCTTTAACTTATTAGTGACAGGATGTTTTCTTGTTTTGCCCATCAGTGTAGCGTGTCGTTATCATTAGCTATGTACTCACCGTCAGGTATCTCACTGCCTGCTTCATACAATAGGTCAGGGTCTTCCTCTAAGATAACACTGATACCTTTAGCTAAGGGAGAAAGTAAATTAGAAATCTCACTACCTTCTACTGTGTTGTCTATAATTTCTAATGACATAGCACCTACTCTAGAATCCATTGAGAGTTTAAAATAAATTACATTCTCTTCTAAGTCTTCAGTTATATCAACCATTCATAAAGTCCTTTGGGTTTAGCCCACGCTTAATTGTTTTAATAAACCAGCGGTAAGAATATACTGACAATTTAAACTGACCAAGCATTCTTTGGTGTGTCTGCTTAGGTATCAACTCAAATATATTATCTGCTGAAACCTTGTCGGCTTCTTCAGGTCCAAGTAAACCCTTATACCAATCAATCATTTCTCTCATGGCTTCTCTTCGTATACCTTTAGCTTTTTTTCCGTTCATCGGTTCTCCATTATTATTTCTTCTACGCTAGGTAGCACTGCTACTTCAGTTAAGAACTCATACCCATTAGAATATTTAAATACTCTAAGGTCAGGGTTGCATTGATACTTATGTCTGCACCACTTACAAGAGTTGTGAAGTCCCATGTTGCCTGACTTACCCTTCTCTATGATAGGGTAACACCTTTCTTCAGGTGGTGAGTCTTGCTCTAGCTCTGCCCTAACTGTCTTCAGTCTTTCTTCTATGTTAGGCATCTCTAAATCATCAGGTCTATATAAACAAATCTCACCTGTTGATTTGTTAGCGACTAAGAAACCACCACCACTTTTATTAAAGCCGTGCTCGTATGCTGATAGCTGTGCAAGGTAACCAAAGGGGTCATCCTGTGCTAGCCTACCGTCCTTAAACTTTTTGAATGAGTAATCACTGGCTGATTTTATATCTACTACAACACCATCAATGATACAGTCAACGTGACCTTTGAGTCCATTCACATTTACTTCTGCTTGTTGTGACTCTAGCTTATGTCCCGCCAAGTCTATGAAAAACAACAGAAGTTCTTCTATCACATGACCATATAGAAATCTAAATATTACAGAGGGTGCTAAGTCTTCTGAAACATCTAAAGATTTTATGTCATACCAAAGTTGTCTGTTGGGCTTGCCAACATTAGACATCCTAAGTCCTGTTCCTCTTGCCCTAGGTGTAGCCCAGTCATTAAGAACATCTCTTAAACCATCTAATAGTTTATCTACTTTTTGTTCAGGTAATTTGACAGGCTTACCGTTGCCTATGTCAGAAAATATAGTATTTATATCTTCTACTAAAGTGTTTATATCTTTTTTCATTAGTGAGTCTCCGCCCAGTTATTGCCAATTTTTGATTCAGCATCTAATGGACAGCGTAGTTCATAATATTGTCCGGCTTCCTTAATAGAATCAATAGCAAGTTGACCAAACCTTTCAGCGTGGTCAGTTAAAACTTCCGATTGAAACTCGTCATGGATGTTACCAACAAATTTAAAATCTAGACCTTCCATTATAGCTCTCTTATTTAATATTGTCAAGGCTTTTTTCATAACAATTGCACCAGCGCCCTGTAATAAAAAATTTAATGCGGCATGTCCGGAGCGTATCCATATCTTTCTTCCGTCCAAGCCTTTGATGTAACCTTTATCTGATGCCCTAACAACCCGCTCTCTTAATCTTTTAAGAGCTGGTGTACTGTTAAGGAAATCTTCTTTAACTTTCTTACCTAACTTTGAACCACCGCCTACGATAGTCCCTATCTTCTCGTCACCAGCACCATAGAGAAAGGCATAGATGAATGTCTTACTCTTATCTCTTGTTGGTAAGTTAGCGGCGAGTTGGTTCTTAGTATGTATGTCACCGTGTAGTATCTCATTAGTATAGTCATTGTCATTCATGTAGTGGGCAAGCATCCGTAACTCAAGACCACTAGCATCACAACCTACCAACTTATAGTTAGTGTTAACAGTAAACAAAGACCTGAAGTCAGCACCAAAGCCACCATCTAAACCCCACATAACCTTGCCGTCAGAACCTTTCTTGACCGCAGGTATCTGCGCCATGTTAGGGGAAGAGTGTGTCATCCTACCAGTAACAGCACCATTAGTATTAACATAGCCATGTATCCTAGTATCACTTGCTATCTTACCCAATATGTTTTTAAGCATAGCTTCCCTCTTAGAAATTAAGAAGTATTCTAAAATCAAAACACATTCAGGAATCTCTGTAACACCCTTGAGTACAGACTCATCTACCATAGGGTTGCCCTTATCCGTAAACTTAGTAGGTGTCCACCCAAAATGTTTTAGGTACTTAACTATCTGCTGTCTACTTGCTATATTAAATTCGGGATACTCTATACATCCCCACTCTTTAGGAGTTCTCCAGTGTGCGCCCCTATCTAATTGTTTTCGATATGCTTTTGAATACATATCATCAGTATTATATTTATTCTTTAGGTCTGTCAGCAGTACAAAGACAGGCAAAGGTTTAAATGTTTCATGTACTTTATCAATCAAGTCTTGTTTCTTCTCACAGAGTTGAGCGTAAAGTATGTTAGCTTTTCTCTCATCAATTAACCAACCATTGAGTCTTTGTTTATTCATGCAGTAAGCAACGTCATGCTCTAAAGTAACAGCCCTCTCCTTAAAGTCAGCGAGGTCTTCGATTAGTTTCTTATATACCATTACATTTATAGCTACGTCTTGCTTACAATAAGTAATCATCTTGCCACTCAACTGTTCCCAGTCATGGAAGTCACCCTTCGGAAAGCCTAGGGTTGTACCCCAGTTCTCAAGCGAATGACCGCCTTGGTTGGAGGGGTTAGCAAGACGAGACATAACTAAAGTATCTGTTATTTTTAATTGGCTAAAGTCTACACCCCATAACTTCTCAAGTGCGGGTATGTCATACCCAATAATGTTGTGACCTATGACTTCATCAGCTTGGGATAAGTAATCTTTAAACTCATCCTTATCTACGAAGACACGCCTGTCACCAGTATCTACATCACTGGTTGCAACAACCCAAACAACTG